GTTACAGAAGAAGTTCCATCTGAACTTGCTCTATAAAAAGTATATTCAGCTTGTCCTTCAATAAGATCAATATTTGTTTCGGCTACTTCCCAATAGTGCAAACCTCTATTGCCCCATTCTTGAAAAAGAATGTTAAGAGATCGTCTTGCTGTTTTTAATTGATATCCTGAAGTTACTTGAGAACCAATTCTCTCGTAAGCTTCTGCTATTATTTCATCAACAGCAAATGTTTTGTCGAACGTTACTGTTCCAGAAGTAGTATTAGCCATTTTCTACTCCTTAACTATATAGTTTTACAAATTCTGCTACAACCGTATACATGTTACCAGAATCGGCAGCTCCTGGAACTACAAAGTTAACATCACTTTGGTTACTGTTAGAAGATTTATCAACTGGTATTCCACCAAATTCTCTAAAATCCCAATAACCTGTTCCTGTTAAACCAAGAACTGGAATGTCTCCATCTGAATCTTCTTCGTCTATACGTGCATAAGCGTCTCCGCCATCTCCACCTTGACAAGAAAACCAAATCCTTTGTAAGTTTAAATGAGCTACTGCAGTTCCGTCAGTTCTTGCATCCATTGCGGATACATCGCCGAAAACTGTAGTTGCACCGGTTCCGTCTGATTGATTTACTATTTTAATGACCACTCTTCTATCGTTTTGTTGTAGAATAGTTGGTCCTGTTACTGTGTCTGCCATAATCCCTCCTTAATAAAGATTACTAGATGGGGCCGAAGCCCCATCCTAAAGTTAGTTATTAATTATCTGCGAAAGCAGGTGCATCTGCACCTTCTGTGTAACCCCAAATTAGCCAGTTAGTACTGTCTTTAGCTAAAATATTAATCTCCATACCACCGAAGTCTGTAAGAGTTAATTTTGAGTTAGAGTTTCCATCAGAATAGATAGTTACGTTATCAGCATTTGAATCACAATGAACAACACCGCCAATGAAATAATTAGCATCAGCACCTGTATCAAAGATAACGTTTTGTGCTTCTTCTGCAGCGCCACCATAAATAAATTTAAAGTGTGCACCAGCAACTGGTGAAGGTAATGTAATTGTTCTATTTGCTGAAATCCCTGGAACTACAATTAGTCTTCCACTATGTGTAGCATTAGTAAGAGTTGTATCTTCATCTCCCAATGTAACAGGTCCATCACCTAAAGTGATGACTTCAGTAACCGTTCCAGTAGATGCCGCTTTACTGACTGTCTTAAATGTATCTTCAGATCTTACTGGACCTGAAAAAGTTGTTTTTGCCATAATATTCCTCCTAGAATATTTTGAATATAGTCCCTAGGGGCATGTCGACTATACGCGTCTATATTCAGGTTATTTTTTTATGTATAGTAATTAATCTATAGCTCTTTTTTGAAAAGAGTGCAAGAAATTACGTAATGAAGTTTAGATTCAATAATGTAGCTTTTATTAAGTAGCTACAGATACTTCTGGAGCTGAATTAGCAATTGCATTCTCTCTATTTGCAACCCTAGCTTCTTCTAGCTTGATCTCATTGATAACTTCTCTAATTTTGCTATCAATTCTGACCATGTCGAGAGTGTATTTACCGTGTTGGTTATACTCTTGCTCCCAACTCAACTCCAAGGACTTTTTCTGTTTGTACAGGTCTTGGATCATTTATAACCTCCTCATAGGTTATCCATTTTCGGGCTTTATCAAAAAATCCCGATTGTTCCCATTTTACACTATTTTCTCCTAGTTTGTCAACTATAGATTGTTCTATAGCTTCAGGAGTGTCTTTAGCTTTAACGGGGAACTTTGTATAATACCCATAAGCAACTATAATTACTAAAAAGTCCTTTATCATTATTATTCCTTTTTGCAATAAAAAAGGGGCCGTTTTTAGGCGGCCCCTTAGTTTAATTTAGATTACGCACCAGGTGATCCGAAGATACCTCTAGGGTCAGACCAGCCGAAGCTGTATCTTTCTCTAGCTTTGTATCTAACGTTTCCAGTTTCGAAGTCACCTTCCATATTAGTTTTGATAGGTGCTCTAACGAAATGTTTAAGTCCATTAGGTACATCTGTTTTAATGAACCAAGCATCTGAGTCAGTTAAGTAATGATTTACCACATATCCTTGTGGAATCATTCCCATAGACACAACTGCGTTGATGTCATTATCAGCTGTTCCAGTTCTTTTAGCAGATTTCATCAATCTCTCTGCAGTAAATTGCAAGTCATTAGGAACTATCATTTTAACTCCTTTTGCTGCAATTTTAAGACCTCTTTCGTCCTTCATTACACCGATATCTACCAGTGCTTGTTCTAATGAAGTTTCGTTCAAATCCGCAGCTGTTGAAAGCTCGTTTTTGAAAGTCCCTGCAACGATTGTGTGAGCTGTAGAACAAAGTTCTAAGCCATCGCCGCCAGTGTATGAACTGTTGAACGCTCTGTTAAGAACGTTTGCGCCTTTTACTTGTTTAGCGTTAGCCATAGATCTAGCTAGGGCTTTTGTATAACGAGACGCGAGTCTGTCATACAAGTTGTCTTCAATCGCTTCTTCAGTGATTGAAAATGCTAAAGCAAGTGTTTCATGCGTGTAACGAGCCGTGAAAGTTTCTTGTGCTGCGTCGTAGTTAACACTTTGACCTTCAGGTTTTACTTGCGCATTTCCGAATCCAGATAACATAACTTCTTCTTCAAAAGCTCTGTCTGAATTTTCTGAATCGAAAATTTCTGCATGTTCGTTCGCATAGTTTTTGTATTCCAAGCCGAATAGTGCATTCAAACCTGGTTCTAGTTCTTTGACTAGTTGTGATCGTGATATTGCCATAGTTTTATGCTCCTATTATACGCCTGTTGTTAGTTTAAAGATATGAAGACCAGTGTTGAAAACGCAATAAGCGTTAGCGTTAGCTGCACTCGTATCGCTGTTATCAGGATCTGTTGAGATTCCGATTTGTTTGAAGTTACCACCAGTTCCAGAATCAGACGTGTCTAATTCAGAAGTTGATTGCCCCGATGTAGTACTTCCTGCAACACCTACGAAATCCATTGCTGAATTGTTCATAGCTGCTGTTCCTGTACCATCGTGTTGTGCTTCATAAACGATATTTGGATCTGCATATACGGATGCTTTAAGATCAGAAGCATTTGTGCTTGCTGGATAATAAGCGCTCCAAGTTGGTTTGCTAGTTGTTGGATCTGTGTAAAACACGCCTCCGAAAACACCTGCTACTTGTGTGTCCTCAGCTGCGGCTGCTTCAATCCCACCAGCTGCAACGGCTTCAACTACTTGACCAGTGTAAAGTGCTGTATTGTAGTTAGCTGCAATTGCATATTCTTCAGTTCTGATTTGTCCACCAACAAGTGATCTTGTAGGTCTAAAACCAAAAGCTGCGTCTTGATTTGCCATATATTTTCTCCTTGTAAACTACTATCCGCAGTTTACGGTTTAATTTAATTCGTTGGAAAAGGAATCGCTAATAAATTTAGTTCTTCTTAGTTCCACCGAAGGTTACACGGGACTGCCTCTCAGCATTGATTGGCATTCCTGGGTGCTGTTCCTTCATAAGGTCCCGTTCAATCGCTGTGTCTGCGTCTTGAGTCATACTATTAAAATATGCCTCGCGCGATTTAACAACCTCTACCGGTATCCTTGCCAGCAAAAGGCCACCAACTCCGATTACCCCTTTGTATTTACCGTCTTGGACGGTTGGATATTCAGATCCTGGATATTCATCAGCTCTTACAAGCTCGTATCCTGATCTAATTTTACCGGACATGTTTTTCGTATCATCGAATCCCATTGTCTCGGCCCTAATCCACCTATGGTGATAACCATCAGGCGCAGGGGGTGCATCTAAAGATGACGGTGGAGTCCAAGTAGTTTTTTTAGCTGTCTTAGCTCTACTTTGGCTCGCACGGGAAGTTTTTATTTTATCTGTACTCATATGCTTTATACCTCCTTCGTGAGTTTTAATTGTTTCGCATATTCTTCAAGTGGCACACCTAATTTTTTAGCGATTGCTACTTGAGATGATGTGAGTCTCACAGTTCTGCGACCAGAATTTACACTTCGCTTCGCTGAAGCTACTGTTTGTGTAGGTTTAGTCGATTCCTGAGACGTAGTATTACCAAATTTATGTGGAAAGTCAATACGCATTCTTTTATCTATTTCCGCATAATATTCGGGAGAGTTAGGATCAAATCCTTCTTGCTCGGTTAGTTTCTTATGTAAGTCAA